CCAGTATATGAAGATGTAAAAAGCTTTAGTTGTCAGGATTTATATTTACGTTCAGTCGGAGCACCATCTGGAATGAAAATATGGGATGCCTGCCACGAAATTGCACACATGTTAGTTGAAAAAAATATTTCATATGGTAACTCAGCTCTTGAGCCTGCAAGAATATTTTCAACGGCGGATTCAACAGAGCAATTAAAGGTCAGAATTGATGATAAATTAAATAGAGTAAAGAATAATCAGGGATTTGCTGGAGATAATGATATTGATGATCTAATTGGATACTTAATTCTCCTTAAAATAGCTAACCAAATATCAAAAACTAATTGACTTTTCAGTTGACTAGAACTATAATAGAGTAATATGGAAATAGAATTAGCTGATCATTTTGATCGCATGAATAAGGTAGTCTCAGAACTACTTAAGGGAAACAACCCAACCCAAATATCGACAATTACTGGACTACAACGTAAAGAAGTAGTTGAATTGATTGATGAGTGGAAGCACGTAGTTCATAACGACAACACGGCAAGGGAACGTGCTAAGGAAGCAATCACTGGCGCAGACCAACATTATGCAATGCTTATCAAAGAAGCTTGGAAAACAGTAGAGGATGCCGATCAGGCGGGACAACTAAATGTTAAGGCTACAGCATTAAAGCTAATCGCAGACATTGAAGGAAAAAGAATTGGAATGCTTCAGGAAGTTGGGCTATTAGACAATGCAGAAATTGCATCACAGGTAGCAGAGTCTGAAAGAAAACAAGAAGTATTAGTAAAAATTTTAAAAGAAGTAACAGCGCAATGTCCAAAATGTAAGATGGAAGTTGCAAAGAGATTATCTCAGATCACTGGAGTCGTTGAGTCTATTGTAATTGAGGACGCTAGTGGATCTTAATTTTAATGATTTAATTGACATTCTAGATGGCGAAGAGTTTGATGAAAGACCAGTAGACCTCGTAACCTTTGTTACAAGTCCAGACTATTTGGGCCTACCACCGCTATCGGAATTACAATATGAATTAATTGAAAAAAGTTCTCAGATATATAAGGAAGCAACATTAAAAAAATTATTCGGAGAAGATGAAGGATCTCTTAGGTTTAAACAAACTTGTAATGAAGTAATTGCACAACTGGGTAAAGGATCTGGAAAAGATTACTGCTCAACAATATCTGTTTCGTATATAGTATACCTTTTGCTATGCCTAAAGGATCCAGCAACATACTATGGTAAGCCTCCTGGAGACAGCATAGATATCTTGAACGTTGCTATAAATGCTCAACAGGCTAGCAATGTTTTCTTTAAAGGATTTAAAACAAGAATCGATAGATCACCTTGGTTTGTTGGGAAGTATGAAGCCAAAGCGTCGGAAGTTAAGTTTGATAAAAACATAACAGTTCACTCAGGTCACTCAGAAAGAGAGTCTTGGGAAGGATATAACGTTATTGTTGTAGTGCTAGATGAAATATCTGGATTTGCAATCGAGAATACAACAGGACATGATCAAGCTAAAACTGGAGAGGCAATTTATGACATGTATCGTGCATCAGTAGCTTCTCGTTTCCCAGACTTTGGCAAAGTAATTCTACTGTCATTCCCTAGATTTAAGAATGATTACATTCAAACTCATTATGAATCTGTAATTGCAGAAAAAGAAACGGTTATTAGAAGCATATTAATGAAGATGGATGAAGACCTTCCAGATCATACTGAAGGTAATGAGATTACAGTAGAGTGGGAAGAAGACCATATTAAGTCTTACCTATACCCAAAAACATATGCTATAAAAAGACCAACATGGGATATCAATCCTACTAAAAAGATAGAAGACTTTAAGGTAGACTTTTATAGAAACTCTCTAGATGCCCTAGGAAGATTTGCATGCATGCCTCCAGAAGCTGTTGATGCATTTTTTAAGTCTAGAGAAAAAATAGAAAAAGCTTTTTATAAAATGAACATTGCCGTAGACCAATTCGGAAGATTAGAAGAATGGTTTCAGCCAGAGAAAGATAAAGAATATTTTATTCACGTAGACCTTGCACAAAAACATGACCACTGTGCAGTTGCAATGGCACACGTTAATAATTGGGTTAATGTAAAAGTTACAAGCGAATACTCTCAACCAGCACCAATAGTTGAAGTAGATGCAGTTAGATTTTGGACTCCAACATCAGATAAGTCAGTAGACTTTACAGAAGTTAAAGACTATATCCTATCATTGAAAACTCGTGGATTTAATATTAGAGTCTGCACATTCGATAGATGGAACTCACACGATATGATGCAGCAACTAAAACAATATGGAATCAATACAGAGTTGCTTTCTGTTGCTAAAAAACATTATGACGATATGGCAATGATAGTTGCAGAGGAAAGAGTTTCTGGACCAGCAATTAAATTGTTAATCGATGAATTACTACAGCTAAGAATTATGAGAGATAAAGTTGATCACCCAAGAAAGGGATCGAAAGACCTTGCAGACGCTGTGTGCGGGGCAATATTTAACTCTATCAGTAGAACTAAACAGGAAAATGATAGAGAGATTAAAATTCATACATACGAATCAATGAGTTATGACAATGACTCTAATATAAATGATGAAGAGACTGTATTGAATATGATCAGGGCGCCAAAGATGCCTTCGGACTTGAAAGACGCAATGGAAAGAATGATGATAATATGAGCGAATACCAAGATAGAGCAAAAGAATGCAAATGCTGTGGCAAGCATGTTCCACTACCAACAGTTCTAAAAGAATATAATGGAACAATAATGTGCCCAACCACATTTGCAAATGTATTAGAGTATAAAAGAATATGGAAAAGTTTGGGTGTCAGGCCTCAAGGTAATGTGCGTAAACATTTTTCAGAATATGTTCAGCAAATTGTAGAGCAAACTATAGATAAAAATGAAGATGGCAGTCTTCAATAATACTGCTGCATAATATAATTACTGGAAGAGGTCCACATGGACGAGGACGACGAAAAACTACAACATTACTTAGAGATAGGTGCAATAGAGCTGGAAGGCGTAGATGAAAATGGAGAAGTTATTTATTCCATTTCAGAAAAAGCAAAAGAAATAGCTCCAGAGCTATGGGAATCTCACAAGGAATGGGTGGATAAGGCTCTACTTGATTTATATGAATCTGGACTTATATCTGTAGACTACAATGAAGATTTAGAAGCAACAATAAATCTTAGCCCAGAGGGATATGACAGGGCCAGGTATCTAGGCCTTATTGAATTAGACATAGATAAAGATATCCCAAACAATTAAAATATATTTTTAATATTTTTTGACATATGATATAATTATATTAGGATGCCCATAAGGGGTCCTATAAATTAACTTATTCGCTTGAAAGGGGAATAAAATGGTACAAACATATACATGGGATCTTTTTAAAGATCCATTTTTTATCGGCTTTAATCGTGAACTAGATAGACTTACAAGAGTTCACAGCCACGCATCAACCTCAACATACCCACCATATAATGTAATTAAAACAGACGACGAAGATACATTTTTAATCGAAGTTGCTGTGGCGGGCTTTGCCAAGGAAGACCTTGGAATCACCATAAAGGATCAGACTCTTACCGTAAAGGGTGAGATTAAAGATATTTCTGATGAAACAAAGTTCGTGCATAAGGGTATTGCAGCTCGTAAATTCACAAGAGAATTTGCTCTTGGAGAATATATTGAGGTTACTGGTGCTGAGGTATTAAACGGCATGCTTACAATTAAATTAGAGCGTGTTGTTCCTGAAGAGGAAAAGCCAAAGATCATCAAAATCAAATAAATAGTATAATATAAATCTGCACCCCGTCACTGGGGAGTCGCAGATTTTATGCGGGCCGCTACCCGCAGGATGGACCTGAGTACGTCCAGAAACTGCTCATTATTATTAAGGGGAATCATGTTTGAGTATTATGTTAAAAAGGTTACAAAGGTTGTGGACGGAGACACAATCGATGTAGAAATTGATCTTGGATTTGATATCTCATTTAGTTCAAGAGTAAGACTTGCTGGTATAGATACGCCAGAAAGCAGAACAACAGATAAGATGGAAAAAGCATTAGGTCTAGAGGCAAAGGCTTATTTAAAGAACCAGATTGAATCTGCAAAAACTGTTGTTATAAAAACAGAAAAAATGGATTCATCAGAAAAGTACGGAAGAATTTTAGGTTGGGTATTCCTTGACGGATCGAATATTTCTATGAATGAAAAAATGATTGAAGACGGACATGCCTGGGGATACTTGGGAGATACTAAGGTTAAAGATTTTAAGGCTTTAGCAGAGAAGAGAAAAAAGAGCGGTAAGTAATGCCTATATATGAGTACAAATGTAGTTGTTCTCCAGAGGACATAGTACAATTTGAAAGAAGTATTTCAGAAATTGAACCAGAGTATGGTTGCGTTAGTTGTGGGTCATCAATGATAAGACACTACGGAACATTCGGGATACAGTTTAATGGCTCTGGATTCTATAAAACAGACAATCCTAAGTAGTCAACTAACTTAAATTAATTAAACTCTCATGCTATAATTACTAGATTACATAAATAATTTATGTAAACTAGGAGAGTCTT